TACAGTAGCTATCTGTGTATCTACATAAGCTTTAACCGACTGCTGTGTAGGTACAAGTGTATCTGAGTTAGATGTCATATCATCTTCATCAGCAAAAGCTGTTACACTTATAGTACCATCAGACAGTGTACCAAAGTCTAAGGTATTTACAGCGACAGCATTGATTGTGCCACCTTCAACTTTATCACCTGAGATTTGGTTATCTGCTAGTGTTAGTGTACCTGCAGATACGTTAAGTGTTTTACCTGAGCCTACTGTAATGTCTGATGTAGCAATGGAAGCACCATCTATAGTACCACCATTGATGTCTGCTGTGTCAGCTACTAAGCTGTCTATGTTAGCTGTACCATCAAGGTAGAGGTTACGCCACTCTTTAGTTGCAGTACCTAAGTCATATGTACCATCTATGTTTGGTATAACATGAGAGTTTACTTCAGCACCTAATGTAATACTATCTGTGTCTGCATCACCTAATGTAATGTCCCCACCTAATGTAATATCACCGTCTACAGTCAAGTTACCTGCAAAGTAACCATTCTTAAACTTAATAGAGTTAGTACCTAGGTCAATGTCATTATTAGTTACAGGAACTATTACGCCATCTTGGAAGCGTAACTGCTCAACTGAACTAGAACCTACATCAACAAAGACACCAACACGGTTATCTGTATCGTTTACTACAACCTTGTTTAAGGGAGTAGTAACACCAGGGTCACCAATCAATCCAATGACAGGGCCTTCTGCCGCTGTACCGTCATGCTTGTGACCAGTAGTGTTTACAAACGCCGCTAGTAACTGGTTATATTCGTCATTAGAGTCTGACGCATTGATAATATCACCATCGGTGTATGTAGACTGTCTTGTATAACCTGCCATTTAATCTTTCTCCTATCGACGTGCCGAAGCGTCAAATTCTAGCTGAAACCCTTTTAGTGAGTAAGGTTCTGAAACTCCATTATCAACAACTCTTAATGCTACAGCAAACCCACTACCCTCTACTGCTTGTCTTACAAGTGGTTGTGATTGACCACCATATGTAGCTGTACCATAAGCAGATGCACCGTATATTGCAACAACCTTGGTACTATCAAACGGGTACGCTGCAGGTCTTGGTATGTTAGGGTCTTCATAGTCATAACGTAAAAACAAATCTGCGTTTACTGTACCTTTAGGCGCATAGTTAACTATCACACGTTGGAAGTTCTTCCTTATACCAGCATCACCCATAGTTAAGTCTGGTGATCTGTAACGACCTATGATAGTCTCTCCATCAAAAGTACTACCTTGTTCTTGTCTGTACACATAACCATCAAAGCCACCATGTAATACAAAGATAGAACCCTGTTCGTTTAAAGAATCAGTACATGAAGGTTGTATACCTAGTAACTCACTGTATGTGTAACCCTCTGCGCCTCTGTAGGCTATAACACCCTTAGTTGCGGCTCTTGATCTAGCACTGTTGTTTACGAAGAATATTCTATACTGTGTTTTGTCTGGTACTACTACTGCTTCAAATTCATCTACATCTGTATAGACTGAGAATAACTCATGTACAGGAGCAGATATAGTACCTAGTTCAACGTCACCAATCTTCTCTGTACCAGCAACGGTACGCAATCCATCACGACTTAGGAAAATTATGTCACCAGCAAATTCTTTTATTGTTGAGCCATTTATGCAACCAACGTTACGTGATACAGGTTGTAGCTGAAAGTCCGCTATAGTATTACCAACAAGTCTAAAGATACGCTCTTCACAAAAGATAATTAATGTATCACGGAAAGGAAAGATACCAGTTATAGTATCATCTACTCGTATAGAACCTGCACCATTAGCTACACTAAAGTCATTATCTGTGTAGGGTGCAGTAAACACCATCTCTTGTGGTGTAGCTGACATACCTGCAAAGAACATAGTATTCTTAAACGATGTAACATACTTAGGGTTAGCAGGTGCTCCTGTACCACTAATATCTGTTACTGTAGTACCGTCATACTTTGTTGCGTTATTAGCACCATCTGCCCATACAATGTGAGGCGTGTTATTAAAGTTATACCTAAAGAAAGTATATTTATTTGCGTTAGTTCTACCCGTATCTATCTCTGTCCAAGAACCACTACCACTTGCTGCTTCATATATTTTCTCACCTCTTGCCGCTATAACTTTATCATTACCTGCGAAGTAAGCTGACATAAGCACTGGCTCAGTAGAAGATGCTGTTTGAGGGACTACATTAGTATTCCACTTGTCATAACCGTTAATACGCCTATAACCACCTGTAATATCAGCTTCAAAGTTTTGTAACTCTAAGGCCATTCCAGCTTCCATAGTAAAAGTAGAACGATCTAATACTAGACCACCTTTACACGGAAATACAAACGGATTAATTCCTGATTGATCTGCCATTATTTAACCTAGTATATTACTGTTGAATAGATATAGTCTGTTCTATTACCAAGTAAGCTTCTCATGTTTTTAATACCATCTTCAAATCTTTGAAAGTTTAACTGGTGTTGTTGTGTTTCACCACGGTATTGATATCCATATGCAGTTGCACCATCCACAATAACAGACCTGTACTGCTCAGGTATTAAAGGGATATCACCACCTTCAGATAGTGTAGTGCCATAACCATAGTATTCATAACGTAATGAATATGCTTTATTAGGATATGGGTATAGACCGTAGTTGTTATCAGGTGTTCTAAATACATAACGAGGTACTGAACCTGCATCGCTAGTATCTTCTTGGTCTATATATTTATTTAGGTAGTCTTTGTAATCTAATAGTATTAGTTTACCTCCAGCTGCACCTAAGTTATCATCTTTAACCAAACGAAATGTATCGTAGTCAACATGCTTAGAAGTTGAAGGGGGTGTATATCTTGTAGTACCAGCAACTAATGTATCTGTTTGTGTAGCGTGGTTATAAGGCCAACTAAACTCACTGGTATTAATATAGTCTATTGCATCATTGACTGCATTCTTACATTGAATCTGAAAACCTCTAGCTGTAGCAAAACCACCAACAGACAAAGGCACTTCGTTAAAACGTGCTATAACTTCATTTGTTATGTCTAAGTATGTGTATGGCATTAGTAGAGACTTTCAGATTAAATGTACATAAAGGGGCTAGTATAAAACCAGCCCCGATATTAAGTTTTATTACGCAGCGTTGTAGTGCGCTGTGACTAATGCTTCTGGGCGAAGAATCTTGCGCCCGTAAAGATGCATACCGCGAACGATGTCAGCGAATGAATCTGGGTCACGATAGTTCTCGACCTTGTTGATCTGCTCAGCAGAAGCAACAGCATCGTCTTGACCAGCTACGATAACACCAAAGTTTACGTCTTGTGCTAATGCACCAGAAGTTCCAGCCCCTGTACCTTTTGCAGGTAGTGAGTTAGATTGGTAAATACGGAAGCCGTGTAGGTTGTTTAAGACTAAGCCGTTTTGTAGACCTGCTCCACCGAAGTCAGCATTCAACATACGTGAATCTTCGTCTTTGAGCATCTCAATAAATACTGGGTCTAGGACCAGCCACCTACCTCTTGAGTCAACATTTGCTTGATCCATTTGACGTGCCATACGAGCAACCACTGTCAAAGGTGAAACAGTCGCTGTAGACAACGCTGTTGCGCCTGGAAGACGTGGAGCCAATGGGATTGAATCGCCACTAGCATATGCTGTTGAAGCAGAGTCAGCAGAACCCAATGAACCGAAGTCCGTTGCGTCCAAATGGTTAGCAGTTAAAAACTCACCTGTTAGGTTTCCAGCTGTGTCGTGCTGTGCATCACCTGATGTTGCGGTAATGAAAGCACCTGCAGTTGTGTGACCTGACATGTATGATAGAATGTCTGCGTCCATTGAGTCAGCCATTTTAAACGCGGCACGGTCAGCAGCTAGGCTAACGTAGTCAACATTTGAGAATTGGTCCTCGATGTCATCCATCTTGAACGCAAAGTAGTTAGCTTTGTCAATAGTCAAAGAGAAGTCTTCATCATTCAACTTTTCAACAGAGATAGCTGTGTGACGCTCAAGAGCGTTTACAGTCACATCTGGTTCTTTTTGAATGCGAACAACGTCGCCTTGGTTTGCAATCTCACCAAAGTAAGAGTTATTAGTGATTGCGTTAGCTACAGCTGCACGACGAAGTGCTATCTGTGCTTGTTTTGAGTAGATAATTGGGGAAAAGTTTCCGTTAAATCCACCACTTGCGGAAGTAATAGCCATTGTGTAATCTCCTTATAGATATGGCGTGACATTATACGCTTCATACCAACTAAAGAGGCTCTTCTTAATAGGGTAGTCAGCTTTGCTTTAGGGATTGCCATCCTTTAAGCGCTGGGCCTTTAGTCTGAGGTAGTTCTTTTTTGTGGATAGAGCTTAGTTATAAGCATGTACAGGCAGTTCAAGTAACCTGTACATGCACCTAGTTGTATCCATCTTTAAACAGATGTCAACTATTTCTTTGATAAATCGTAAATAAATTTACCTTTACGTTGAGCGTCCATAATTTCTTCTTGGCGCTTCTCATATTCTTTAATGCTCATCTTAGCAATTTGTGACTCACGTAAGTAAGATGAACTGTCGTCTGACTCTGGTGCAGCAGAGCGTTTACTCTTTACAGAACTCGCTGCTCCTTTATCTGATGAAGCAGTTTTACTTTTAGTAATACCCATATCAGATTTGTATAAGTCAATAACACGGGATACAGATTTAGCATCATCTACATTTTCATAGAGAGCATCTTGTACCCACTTAGGTTGATTGTCTGCCCATGTGTGGAAAGCATCATCCTCTCTAATAGATATAAAGTCAGAGTGCATACCTAGTAACTCTGCCTCAGCCTTCTCTCGCTTTGCAGTAGAGCGTAACTCTTCTATCTCAGCAAGCCTAGCATCTAAAGTAGACGACTTCTTATCAGCTTCTTTTGCTGCAATAGCTTCTACAATACCTGCAACGTCTGGGTATTTTCTAGCCCATGCATCAATCTCTTCTTCTGACTTGGGAAGTACAAGCTCATTCTTTGCTGCAAGATCCAGTTGTTTTTCTAGCTTCTCAAGCTTAGCACTAAAGTCTTTCTCTTTATCCTGCATGTGTCGGCGTATATCAGAGTAGCGTTGCTTGAAGGTTTTTTCTTCACCACTCAGTTCAGCATCGTCTTCTTGTGCTTCACCTTCGGGTTCTTCTTTTTGTTTGGTACTACTCTCTGTCTGAACTTTGGATTCGACAGGATCTTCGCTACTGGGTTTCGCCTCAACAGCTTCTTCTGTTTCATCTGTCTCGCCACGTGCTTGTTTTAGCAGTGCCTCTAGTTCTTCTTGATCACGCTTAACACGTGCATCATTTCTTTGATGTGAAGCCGATGAAGTTTTAATCATCGTAGTTTCTTGTGGTTCTTGTATCATGTTATACTCCTTATGATGGGGCCAGCCGAAGCTGGGTAGCCTTATAGTTATATGAAGATTTTATAGTTACTTCTTCTTCTTTTTGTTTTTCTTTTTGGAGGCTAAACCGCCTTCTTTAAAACCTACTTGACCAGTGGTGTTCTTACCTGTTGCTATATCAGCCATTTTTGAAGATGCTTTTTTACCTTCTGATTCAATAGTTTTTAATTCTGAACTTGAAGCACCTCTTTTCTTAGCCGCTTTATAAACATCATAAGTTGAGTTCATAGATGCAATATACTGATCACGACCTGCTTGGGCTGCGGCAGCCTCTGCTTGAGCTACTCTTGCAGCTTCGGCGGCTTCTGCGGCTAATCTTGCAGCTTCTGCTTCTTTTGCCTGTCGCTTTTCTCTAAACTCTTTGAATTGTTCTGTAGTAATTGAATCTCCATAACGGTCATCAAGAAGCGATGTCTTTATCTTGTTAGGATCATTAGGCGCTAGTACTGTAGTATCTACATAAGTCTTTGGATCATATACAAAGGGTTGTTGTTCATCTACTGAAGTACGCCCTGTCTCTCCATAGGGAGATACTAAAGGTTCTGATTCTTCCAACTCAACCTCAGATCCATCTTCTGTAATTATAACTTCGGGCTTTTCAATATTTACTTCAGGCTCTTTGACTTTTACCTCTGTTTCTTCAACCTTTACCTCTGGAGCTTTAATTTCCTCTAAAGCATCACCATATGTAAGCGTTGGGCTATAGTCGTTTTCCTCTCCAGCCTCTTTCGCTTTCATGTCTGCAAATGAATCACTAGCTTTAAAACTTCCTGTTGTAATAAAGTTGATCCAATCCCCATCATTAGCCGACCCTTTGTTAGATGCAAACTCACTACCTTCTTCCATAGATACTTCAGCTATCTTAATAAAGGTATCTCGGTCTTCTGGCTGTCCATAACCAAGTTCAGTTGCTATGATAGTATCTTGACCTAATCCATTGTCTTCACCTTCTTTTGTATATCTTCTACCTAAGACAGGAGCACCGTCACTGCCTTTTACATCCATCTCATACCACTCAAAACCATCACCAGCATACACACCGTTCCTAGTAACCTGTCCGTAAGATTCAAACTGTGTTTCTTCTCTAGTTATAGGGTCTACATAGGTGGATACTTTACCTGTTGTAGGAGCTATT